TAAGGTAAATACTGTATGAGCACATTAGAAAAAAATCTTTACAAGCGAGTTACAGTAACTTCTGGACCTCAGAAAGGTCAAATAGGCCGCGCCTATAGAGGGTTTTCAACGGTAAATCAAAATACCGAAGGTTACGCCCTCTATGATTTTGAGCTCATTAAGCAGGATATTATTAATCATTTCCATATAAGACAGGGAGAAAAATTGTCTGACCCTAGTTTTGGAACTATTATATGGGACATGCTGTATGAACCTTTTACTGCTAAAGTAAAAGAAGCAATAATACAAAATGTAACCGAAATTATCAACTATGATCCTCGCGTTCAAGCAGAAGAAGTGTTTGTTGACACATATGAATCCGGTATAACTGTCAGCTGTACGCTGTCATATCTTCCTTATAATATTGCTGAACAGCTTCAATTTAAATTTGACCAAGCCGCAAATATTGGATAATTAAGTTAGCACATTATTGCTACTGATAAATATCTAATATAGATGGGGAAACAGTTATGTCATCAACTGACAGACAATCAAGACTTTTAGCAACAGAAGATTGGAAAACAATATACCAATCTTTCCGTAACGCAGACTTCCAGAGCTACGACTTTGACAACCTTCGTCGTACGATGATTAACTATCTGCGTCAAAATTATCCCGAAGATTTTAACGATTATATTGAGTCAAGTGAGTACTTGGCACTAATTGATCTTATTGCATTCCTGGGACAAAATTTAAGTTTCCGCATCGACCTAAATGCAAGAGAAAACTTTCTTGAAACCGCAGAGCGCAGAGAAAGCGTTTTAAGATTAGCTAGATTAATTTCATACAACCCCACAAGAAATCAAGCTGCTAACGGTCTATTAAAATTTGAAACTGTAAAGACTACAGAATCTGTTTACGACAGCACAGGCTTAAATCTAGCTGGTGTTGTAGTTCGCTGGAATGACAGAGGAAATTCTAACTATTTTGAACAGTTTATTAAAATATTAAATGCAGCTCTACCAGTAAACGGCACATACGGTCGTCCTGTAAAGAGCGATAATATCGCAGGTGTTATTACACAGCAGTATAGATTTAGTGCAGCTAACACAGATATTCCTGTTTATCCGTTTACTAAAAACATTGAAGGTATATCTACTAGATTTGAAATTGTAAGCTCTGATCTGTTTGGTGGTTCTATAGTTGAAGAACCTCCGCTACCAGGCAATAACCTTGCGTTTTTATATAGAGACGACGGACAAGGTGCCAGCAGCTCAAACACTGGTTTCTTTATGCATTTCCGTCAAGGTCGTCTAGACAGCGGTCCTTTTAATATTTCAAATCCTACACCTAATCAAATTGTTGCTATTGACTCAGTTAATATTAACAACAGTGACGTATGGTTGTACAGCACAGATGCCAATGGTATTGAAACAGAACTATGGACAAAGCTAGAAGCTGTTGAAGGCAATAACATTATCTATAACAGTCTATTTAGAGGCGTAAGAAATGTTTATGCTGTACAGACTAGAATTGAAGACAGGGTTAATCTAGTCTTCAGCGATGGTGTATTTGGAAATCTTCCATCAGGTAATTTTAAAATCTATTACAGAACAAGTGAAAACAGAAATTCTGTAATAAATCCAGGTGCCTTAAATAATATTACTATTGAGATTCCTTATGTTAGTAAGAACAACACACAAGAAACTTTAACCGTTACCCTTAGCCTAAAGTATTCAGTTACTAACGGCACTGTTTCAGAAAGCAACGATGAAATAAAGACTAATGCACCTGCAACTTATTATACGCAGAATCGTTTAATTACAGCAGAAGATTATAACATTGGTCCTTTAGGCGTTAGTCAGGACATTATTAAAACTAAGTCGGTCAATAGAATAGCCAGCGGCATTAGTCGTTATTACGATTTAAAAGATGCCAGTGGAAAGTATTCTAATACTAGTCTTTTTGCAGACGACGGTGTAATTTATAAGTCAGAATTTTTAACTAAAAATAATTTTACTTTTGCTACACAATCTGATATTGATGGTATTATCTATAACACAATAGAACCAATCCTAGCAAGCACAAACACAAATAATTTTTATCTAGCAAAGTATGGAAAAATTATTGTGTCGGACCTAGGAGTTACTTGGTCGCAGATTACCAAATCAACAAATAGATCGTCTGGTTTCTTTGTTGATGGCGATTTGTCTAGACAAAAAACAGGAACATTTACAGCAAACAGCTTGAGATTAGTTGAAGCTGGCGCACTCTTAAAGTTCACTGCTCCTAGCGGCTACCATTTTATGCCAGATGGTACACTAATGCTTGGAAATGCAGATCATTTAGGAGCTAGTAATTACAAATGGTCTAAAGTAGTAAGTGTATACGGAAACGGCACACAGATTGATGCTTCCGGTTCGGGATCTATCGTGCTAAACGATATTATTCCAGAAGGTGCTGTACTTACACAAATTATTCCAAAGTTGTCTAGAGTGCTAGTCTCAGACATCAAGACACAAATCATTGATAGAGTATTTGCTTATAGAGATTTTGCTCTGCGCTATGATCAGGAAGCACGCCAGTGGAAAATTATTACTGCTGAAAACATTAACACAACAAATCCTTGGAGTACAGGTAAGGCCGGCGATACTAGCGGTCAAAATCTAGACTCAAGTTGGATATTAGCGTTTAAGACAGACGGTCAATCATACACTATAACATATAGAAATCTTCGTTATGTTTTTGAGAGTGCTAATGAAATACGATTCTTCTTTGATAGCGCAGATAAGATATATGATCCTAAGACAGGTCAATTGGTTAAAGATAAGATTTCTATCCTAAACATAAACAGAAAGCCGGATTCTTTGGATCCGTTTACACAAGATTATCTATGGACTATTTCTGATGCGTTTAGAGATAAAGAAGGATATGTTGATTCAAGAAAGATTCAAATTGAATTCTTTGACAGCGATGATGATGGTGTTTCTGATGATCCTGATCTATTTGAACAGATAGTTAATGAAGCTGTTAATCCTTCAACTAAATTTGTTTTCCAAAAGAAATATGTTACTACTGATGGTGTAGAAGACTACAAATACTTTGACAATTCTAGCGGAACTATTATTATTAAAAATAACGAAGCAGCTATTGGTTCTCCTAGTAGCTACACTGAAGGACAGATATTCTATCTCATAGAAGAAGGTCTATTTAAAGTTCTTAATATTGCAAATAACAACACAACGGTTACTGTTGACTATAGAGCTTTTGTGGGTAGAAATGATTTAAAATTCCACTATGTACATGTCGCAGATTCAAATTACAGAATAGATCCTAGCTCTACAAATATTATAGATACATATCTATTAACCAAAGGCTATGACACAGAATTTAGAACATGGTTAAGCAGTGACTCTGCTTTAAAACCTCTGCCTCCTAGTAGCGACCAACTATTTAGAAGCTACGGCGCAGAGATTAACAAGATTAAATCTATAAGCGATGAAGTTGTTTACCATCCAGTAAAGTATAAGATATTGTTTGGTTCTAAAGCAAGAGAAGATCTACAGGTCACATTTAAGATTGTTAAGAACCCAGGACTTACTGTAAACAACAACGAAATTAAGGCTAAGGTTATTGAGTCTATCAATAAATTCTTTAGCATTGAATATTGGAATTTTGGTGATACTTTCTATTTCTCAGAACTGAGTGCTTATGTAATGAATAATCTATCACCAGAACTAGTTTCCTTCTTAATGGTTCCTAAACAAGTAAACCAAGGTTTTGGTAGTTTGTTTGAAATAAAATCCGAAAGTGATGAAATTTTTATATCAGCTGCAACAGTTAACGATGTAGAAATTATTGACGAAATAACCGCAACAAATCTAAGAGCTTTAGGTAACGTTGTAACAAGTATTTCTAGCAGTAACAAAGGTATACAAAGTGCTTAACGCTTCTATTAGAGGTTTATAATAACAATGGCTAATAACAATCAAACTGAAAACGCTCTGCCTATACCAGGCAACTCAAACAGAACTGTTTCAGATCTGTTACCGAGATATTTTAGAACAGAAGCAAACAGAAAAT